CCCGTTGCTTTTGGACGAGTTTTGAGTCGTTCTGGGCAACCATGAACCGCTTGAGTTTTTCCATGAGTTCACCAATCGGATCGATGGCAATCGTGTCATATTGGGGGAGTTTGGCGACTTCCAAGAACTCACGCATATCCCGCCAGGATTCGATCTGGGCGACATCCAATTTGATTCCCCGCAGCCCAAAATACTTCGCACCATTCTCACAGTCAGCCAGGATTGGATTGGGTGCAGTCGAGATGAAAGTCGTTTTGCCGACTCCACCCTCACCATAGACCAACATTACCACCGACGGCTTCATCTGCGGATCTCCTGTGTTATATATCTTCACGGCTACCTCCAGCTTCTAATAGGTTGGTCGACAAAAAACGTGACCGCAAGCGCACATACTCAGACGCACTCACCAAGCCACGCAGATACCAGCGACGGAATATTTTCAGCTTGCGATCCGCAGCCTCAAACACATATCGCAGGATGGATTCTTGTTCTCGCTTGTACTCACCAGATTTGAACTTATTACGTGCTTCTTGCACCGTCATTTTTTACCTCCACTCACATATTATTGACATTGACTGGCCGACACATCTTCGTTACATGCACACCCTCCTTATTCTCAACCTCCGTATGATGATCTAATGGTACGCTATACGTCAGAGTTTGTCAAGAGTCTAGCGTATACTTTCTGGTTTACGGTGGCGGATATATTTCCGATCAATATCCCTGGCAATGCGACACACGAGGCTACAATACGCATTTTTTGTGATGAGTTTGAAACACCATTGGCAGTGCCGGGGCGACCGTCCCTCGGTTTCGGGATCGCACGTCGGGTGGTGAACAGAACGAATCACTGATCGAGACTCCGATAGGTTTCTTTCCGATAGCGCAAAATCTCCTGGCCTGTCACCAGATAGTATGGCGTCGTTCCTAGGGCAACGTTATCAGCTTTCAGTTTTCCGGCCCGAATGAGGCGCAGGATGAATTTGTAGGATTTTCGGCCAGTACTGCTCACAATCCAACCATGATCGGCAATCACTGCTGGACGGTAAAACTTACCTGGTTCGATTTCAGTAATCATCATCTTCATCTCCTTGCGTTGCATCACCAATGGCGAATAATAAAAAGCTAATAAGCAAAACCTGCATAAGCAGAAGAACCCCAAATACAACCCACGCCAGATCAGTCATGACGAATCTCAAGATCGAACGTGTCCTTGCTGCCCGTAATATCGCTCAAAATGTGAGCCAAGAGATGATGAACTTCTTTTTTGTGGCCCAGGATGGCAATCAAGGCCGGATCATCGGCCATAGAACCGCTATCGGAATGGTCACCAATGATCATGGTAAACTCCAAGGCCCGCTTATCGTTTGCCTCGTGTAGATCACGAATGTGACGGGATAGAATCTCCGCTGATGAACGGATGTAGGATCGCAACCGTAGTGCTTCATGATAGTGATCAATTGGATTCATGTTGTCCATCGTTTTGCCTTTCATGTTGCTGATCTACTAATCGTTTAAACCACTCATGGACTTCGATAGCTAACGCCTCATCACCAGAACACCACATGGACTCAGGCTCATATCTACCACCAACAGGTATACTCGTAGTCTGCATAGGTAGCTCCTTCCTCATTCAGAAGGTCAGTTAGTGACTTTAATGTCTCGCGTAAATTAGTGAAGTAATACTCGTCATAGTCTGTCCCACCGAAGAAAAACCCAGGGCGTGTTGGTAAAAGTTCACTAGATTTATCAGGGTTATTCAAAACCTCTTGGCAGATGTCCCGAAGTTTTGCTAGATCGTCAAAACCAACCGTATAGGTTGCCTGATTATCGACCCCGTCTTGGATGTTTTCAACGAACCAATTGTGGATTTGGTTAGCCTTGCGCCACGTCATAACGTGTTCAGTAATCGTCTCGACGCGTTCGGGATTTACCTTCGACGGTAGATTTTTCAGGTATTTACTACTACCAATCATCGTCACTTTTCGTAGATACATATCGAGCCCCATAGAACCTCCACTCACTTCTTTATTACCTTATTCCTACCCGGCTCGGCTGGATCGAGGGAATTTTGTTATTGCCCTGATCGCAGCCTGCCGGATGGAACGATTTGTGAATACTTTAACTATATTCATATTGTCCAAGTTTGTCAAGCCCCAGACATATCCACAGGCTATCAACAAAACAACATAACCCTAGAACACAATCCACTCTGTCAGGTGATAGGCTGTCAAATTCCCAAGATTCGCTAACCCAATGAGGATTTTGATAGCCATAAGGCTAACGATACTTATAGTCAACAATCCACGCAGCCAATAGTTTGTCACGAAACGGTAGGCCAAATAGATAATCGTCAAACAACCGATCATAAATACGAGGCTCACCAGCGTAAACCAGACATCCCCATACGACCATACCCAACGCATGATTGGGTTTTCTTCGTTGAGGTAGTTTTGCTGGATAATGGTTGAATACCAGTCGAGCGCAAAGGCAAAAATTGTCAGCGAATATAACATAACAGTAGTTTGTAACATATATATGGTAATTTGTCAAGTTATTCGGACGTGGTTATTCCCACTAGCCTATTAACAAGTGCTTCTTTCGGGAGGTGTCACACGGTTGTCTCCCCGTCCCTCCTGTATCCTAACTCTGCACCAGTCCGCTACTTGGGTTAGCTGGCCGTTTCAACCCTCACATCGCTCAGGAGACGATAGAGCGTAGGCATTCGTTCGTGGCTACCCTCCTCAGGCGGTAGCTACCTGCCTGACCACGGGACATTAAGAGGCATCCAAGGGGGGCGTCCACGATTGGCCGTTAGCCTCACCGATCCCCTCAGGTGTGGGAGACCATTTGGTTGATGTCACCACAATGGTCGAAAACCAAAAAACCCCAGGCTTACGCCAGGAGTCTCTTGGATGATACACGACAAGCCGTAACCGAAGTTACGATTAGGTGTCTATATTGTGGGCAGCTTTCGCTGCTTGTCGATATCATACCACGATTGAACACGATGGTCGACCAGTGTGTCAACTGTGGATAAATGCGAATCCCTGCCCAGAGGCAGGGACGCATGATACTCAAGGAGGGTTCCTTATAGTTCAGAATCATGGTAGCTGTTTTTTGTGGTTTTGTCAATAGTAAGCCCCAACCAGACAGTCGTTGACACGAGGAGTCCAGTCAGGGCAAAAGGTGTTCGGCGATGGTGCCACAGTGGGCACAGACGATCAACCGAACCTATGTAGTCTAGCAAAAAATATCGGCTGGTACCCCCCAAGGCGAGAACCAGACGACCCGACCGGAGGTATGGTGGGCCGTTGTTTCCTCGGGGGAGACCAACCGACATTTTTACAGGGAAATGGTTTTAGAGGGATTTTCTAGCGAATTGAATGAACTCGATTGTCTTTTTAATCGCACTCTTAAGGGTTTCGTAGGCCCCAATTGCACCGATCCCAAGGGCGACCGTCGTACCGGCAATGGCATCGATATTGTCTTGGGTGAGCATGTCCTGAGAAAACGCATAGCCGACGGTGGCAATTCCAGCCAGACCGAAAGCGATGATCTTGGCATTATTGCTGGTCACAGGCACGCCGTCAGTTTTTTTAGCGGCCTGGACAATAGCAGCTACGACGGCTGCCAAGATAGTAAAGGTTGCGGATGTCATTTCTCCTCCTCACGAATGAATTGACGCAGTAGGTCGGCAAACCCACTTTTGATCTTTTGCCACGGTGTCATGTTGAGAATACCATTCTGCAATGCCTGAATTTCCCGATCTTTAGCCCCCAACTGCGATTTTAGGTCACTAACCACTGTATCCTGCATGGCTTTAGTTTTCTCGCGTTCTAGGGCAAATAATGCCTCCATACGTGCCTGTTCTGCTTTGCGGATTTCATCATAGGCCTGTTCACGTTGGGCGACGGCCTGCGGACTTTGCGTGTAAAACAGCACAATATCCCGCATGACATGATCTTCTCCGCGCTGGATCGACTCCATAATGACATTGGTGTCATTCTGACGGCCCACGGAATCAATCTCGCCAAGGATTCCCTGGCGTGCGCCTTCCAGGGTTCGAATGATCACGAGATTGATGAAATGGCGCAAAGCATCATCTTCACGAATCAACTTGGCTGCATGTTCATTGTAGGGTAATGATGGCATAGGAACCTCCATGTTTTGCTTGGGATGTAACCAACCTAGGACGCCTGTATAATCATGTCCTTGAACGTGTGCGACCCCCGTGCCACCTGTATTGGGCCAATTTTGATCGAAGGATGTGAAACCACGTTCCGTTCCACTCATAAAAATTGCGATATGCCCAAATGGCCCAACTTCTTCGCCCCAGATCATAATATCGCCCGCCCGTGGGACGCCTGTTGATGTGTTAGGGATACGTTCGTAATACTCAGGTAGATAGGTATCCCAAACATCTTTAGCCCCCGAGACAGGCGGACTCTGGGGGATATTTAGCACCTCTTTGACGTACTGACGGTAGACATCCATGCACTGCGTGCCATAATAGCCGTCGTAGTCGATCTTCTTGCCATCATATTTGTCGATGAACTCCTGTAAGGTCATGCACCCGCCTTTTGGGTCGCTTCCCAATACTCTAATACCTTTTCCAGATTAGTCTTGAGTTTTCCAAGCGTTTTCTCATTGGATTCCGTTGCCTTGCGGTCGTCACGAATCATCTGGCGAATTTCAGAGAGATCCCGAAGCTGTTGAGCATCGGCGTCCTGAAATGATTTCATCATGGGAATAATAAACTCAAAGCGTGCCAGCATTTCGCTCAGGCCATCAATCTTGCTCGCCCCGGTAGCCAAATCCTTGAGCATTTTAATGTCGGCATCAGTCTTTTTGAGTGTCTGTTCCATCGCTGCGAGTTGGCCTCGCAGTTGGGCGTTCTCGGCCTTTAGCACATCCCTCTCTTTTTCGAGGGCGTTGACCGCATTCTGAAGACTCTGAATGGTATTAGCATCATAGTTTTGACGTTTTTTGCGCCATTCCATGAAGATAAAGAAGATAATACCGACAATCACCGAAAGAAAGGCGAGAATCTGGGCGATGTCATTCAGAAAATCAAGTGATAACATCCCACCCCCTACGTCCGTCGTTTGCCTTTGGCGATCCAGTGAACCACGTCGCGCTCAGTATTGGCAACGTTCGCCACCAGATCTCGTGTTTGAATACTGAACTGGGACGCGCTGAGTACGCGGACATCAACATTCGCTGTCCCCCGACCATCAGTATCTGATGGGCCTGTCGGATCAGATCCTGAGCTTCGCCCGCCGCAGATAGCAACAACCGTATAGTTAGCATCATCGAATGGCTCAGGAAGCGTGATTGTTTTTTCTGTCGACATTTGAGAGCCACCAGGGTAGGCGGTAAACGTCACCCCAAACTGTTCCTGAATATCGGTCTGTGTTGAATCGGTTGTGATAAGTTGGCGTTTATAGTGTTGTTTACCAGGTGAAAGGCGTCGCAGATCAGTTACGGTTGTAACAGCTGTTCCGTCAGTTACGACTTTCGCAATTCGCATCTGTCCCGCAGCCAGAGATGGTTCACCAGCACCATTAGCCACTGCTGTATAGGTCAGATCATCGTTGCTTGTCGGTAGGTCAGCAGACGAGACATCAACATAGGTATCCTTAGACGCCGTGAACGTGTGATTGTAGTTCGGCTTCGTAATGACACGCCCGCCGACATACGCCCGCCCGCCTGTGAATGCTGAGACGAGGCTTGCGGGGGGGGCC